TAAAGATTCACCCATCTTCTTAAATGTTCCTTTAGGAACAACTTCCATACCAACTTTTTGTAACCCCTTCATAATAGAACCTAAATTATCAAAATAAGCTCCTTGCCCACCAGCAGTTGGTATCATACCAGTTGGTTTAGTCTTTTTCTTCTTCTTATTCTTACTCTTTGTTGAGCAAGTTACAAAACGCTTCTTCAACGCAAATTGGTTCCAAGATGAATGTAAGTAAACTCCAGCTAACAAATTAACTGAAGACACAAATGTAAATATCATATGTAAATAAACAACATAATAAGGAGAACCTAATGCTACTTCAGACATCCCGAAGTCATAAGCAGACTTAATCAAACCAATTTGTTTTCCTGTTTGTAATTTCTCCAATTCTTCCTGCATGGGTATATTATAAATAATATCATAATCAGTTGGGGCTTGATCAATATGCCCAGATGCTTGATACATTTGTGAAATTACATCACTCTCTATTCTATAAGGAAATCCATCTATATGTAATGTTGATTCAATATCTTCCTCTAACATCATAACAGCTTCTAAATCTACTCCATACCTTTCACAGAACATATGATAAGTGTCTAAAGTAGGGTAGTCAATTGGTCCATTCTCATAACCAACCTTAAAATGTGAATCACGATCATATATTGGTTTAATATTTTGTTCCTCGGATGATCTAATTATGGATCTTAAAATAGCTCCTAAAATTGGTACATGTCCACCAGCTGGTAACATGCTTTTACTCATCCCTAATAATAATCCTTTATACTTCTTAGCAGAGTGATTATTATGGTTATGTCCAAACTTTGAGATAACTCTAAAAGGATCTAAACCAAACTTTAATAAACCATCAATTGGCCAAAAATAACCACTACAAAAAGAAGCTATTGTTAGATCACTATGTAATATAATTTCTGCTTTCATGCCTAATTTCTTATAATATAAAGTAAGTTGATCCGGGTCAATACTAGCTAAAAAGGCAATTAAATTGTCATCACCACAGTACAACCCAAAACAAGGATTATTTATTTTATATGAAATAAACTTCACGATACACATATTCAAAAATGAATTTAAGGCTGAAGTCCATAAATCACCTGATCTTCTACCATAATTACTTTTGTAAGTTAGACCATGTTTGGATTTGCCCCAAACTTTGGTCCAACTACTAAGTAACCAATTTCTCAAATCAAAATCATCAGGTAACCATTTAAATTTCTTTGTTATGAAGTATTTTTCAATTCTGAGAAATCCTTCATGTAGAGATCCATCCCAATTACTAGCATCTCCTTCACAAATGTATGGCTTATTAAGTTTATTCATAGCAAAAACACCTAACTGTTCTGCATTTAATCCACTGGCATAACAATGATCACTATCTTTTGACATATTTTTCTTCATATAAGTG